CGCCTTTAGGATGACTAGATCATCTGATCGGGTACTAAGCAATCACGCATCCGGTACTGCCATAGACTTAAATGCAATTAAACATCCTTTGGGCAAGTCAAATACATTTAATAAGGATCAGCGTAATACAATTAACCTACTGATAACTAAATATGGTTTAAATTGGGGTGGTAATTACAAGAAGCGTAAAGATGATATGCATTTTGAAATAGCATTAAGCCAATATGAAGTTGAACAAAAAATCAAAGAGTTAGGGTTAAAATGAAAATTACAACAAAACAAAAAGAAGTGATTAAGTCATATCTAAGAAGCATTGCGGCGGCAACAGTTACAACTTTGTTGGCTTTGGTTGCAGATGTCAAACCTGAATATGCAATCTTGGCCGGTGCTTTAGTTGCACCTTTGATTAGATATTTAGACCCCAAAGACGATAAATTCGGGATTAACAGTTAATGAGCGCGAATGATCAGATGGCATTAGTTGTATCTCTTGTTACAATAATTGGATCATTTATTGCTTCTGTGCGTTGGTTAGTTAAGCATTATTTAAGTGAGTTAAAACCTGATGGCAACGGTGGCCATAACTTGGAAGGCCGTGTTGCACGCATAGAAGAAAAGTTAGACACGCTGTACCAAATTCTCATATCTAAGAAGTAAGTCAGCCGTATCCCCTACCCTATGGCCATGAAGATGTGCGTGGTTGTACCTAGTAGGGGTAGGCCTGAAAATGCCGAAAGATTAGCCCAGGCATTTAAGGATACAGGTGCAGAAGCCGACCTATACATAGTTATAGATAATGATGATCCTAAATGGAATGAGTACGCCAAAAGTGAAAACTATAAAAAACTACCGGCAGATAATAAAACAGGTGGTTGTGCTAAATCTCTTAATATTGGTGCGGTTCTTCTTTTGGATATTGTTAAGTATCCTTTATATGATTATTTTGTTTTCATGGGTGATGATCACCTTCCTAGAACCCAGGGCTGGGATAAAGCCTTTATTCAAGCGTTAAAAATGGATACAGGCATTGCCTACGGTAATGATTTGTTTCAAGGTGAGAATTTACCAACCGCGTTTGCAATGAACAGAGAAATTGTAGATGAACTTAGGGGTATGACTTTTCCAGGATGCCTACATTTATTTTTTGATAATTTTGTCAAAGAATTAGGAATTGATTTAAAGTGTTTAAAGTATTTACCTGATGTAATAATTGAGCATATACACCCGGCGGCAGGCAAGGCAGAATTAGATGAAGGGTATGAGAGAGTTAATCAACCTTTATGGTATGAACAAGATTTATTGACCTTGCAACAATATATTAGATCACAAGAATATGCTGATTTAGTAGAAAAATTAAGATGAACATACTGGTTACTGGATCACATGGTTTTGTAGGTAGAGCCTTTAGGCGTGCATTACCTAATGCCAACCTAACTTTAGTTGATCTTAAACAGGGTGTTGATTGCCGTAAATTTTTTGCATTAGAAAAAAAGCAATATGATCTTGTAATTCATTTGGCCGCAGTAGTCGGTGGCAGGATGCTTATAGAAAATGAACCGTTAGCCTTAGCGGTTGATCTAGCCATTGATGCTGAGTTTGCATCTTGGGCAATGAGAACTAAACAACCCTATCTTGTTTATTTTTCATCATCAGCCGCTTATCCTATTGAACTACAAACACTATCTAAGAAGAAGAAGTTAAAAGAAAAAGATATTAACTTTAATAAAATAGGTAAGCCGGATATGACTTATGGCTGGTCAAAACTTACCGGTGAAATGCTAATGAATTACTTGCGTGAAGAAGGCGCACAGGTATTAACTCTTAGACCATTTAGCGGCTACGGCACAGATCAAGATTTAGATTATCCATTTCCATCAATTATTGAACGCGCAATCATGAACGCTAACCCTTTTAACATTTGGGGTAAGGCAACTACTACCAGGGATTTCATACACATTGATGACATAGTAGAAGCGGTATTAACTATGGTTCAAAACAATTGCAATCAAACAATAAACCTTTGTACAGGTCGGGCAACCACATTTATGGAATTGGCACAGATGGCTTTAAAAATCCTGGGACATGAGCGCACACCTGCCAAAAGGTTTAAGGTATTGACCGATAAACCGGCAGGCGTGGCCTATCGGGTGGGTGATCCAACCATGCTTAGCGATTACTACACCCCAAAAATTAGTCTTGAAGAAGGCGTTGAACGCGCTATTCGCGGAATAGTATGATCTAAAATTGGTGACTATGGCTACTAAAAAACCTAGGAAAGCACCACAGCGCAGGCGGCGTGCGCCACGCAAGGCTGAAGCATTAAATAAATTAGAAAATCATTACATAACCTTGAACGAAGTTTTTAAAGCGGCCAAAGCCGCAGGTTTTAGCCATGATGTTGCATTTTGGTTAATTACCGAACCAGGTGCATCAATGCCTGATTGGATCAATCCAGGAAGCCAACCCACTGAGATCATTCCCCGAATTGATCCAACAGAAGATGAGGATGAAGATTAAGCGAGATAAATCATTTAATGCTAAATATCTTGTAATCAGTGACCTGCAAGTCCCATTTCAGTTTTCAGAAGCGGTCATCAACCTAAAAAAATTGGTGAAGGCTTTTAAATTTGATTTAGTTTTAAATGTTGGTGATGAAATGGATTTCAATACCATTTCAAGATTTGCAGATGGTAAGGCCGAATCATTTATGCAAACCTTAGATGAAGATAGGGCTACATGCCAGGATATTTTATTTGATTTAAAAACAGATGTAGTTAGCAGATCAAATCATTCAGATAGATTGTACAAATCAATTCAACGCATACCCGGCTTAATGGGATTACCTGAATTACAATATGCAAACTTTATGGGCTTTAATGATTTAGGCATTTACTACGCATCTAAGCCTTATCCAATCCCAGGTACTAACTTTGTTTTATGCCATGGAGATGAAGGGGTCATATCTAATATTGCGGGTCAAACCGCGTTGAACCTTAGTAAGCGCTGGGGGCGCAGTGTCGTGTCGGGGCATACGCACAGGTTGGGCTACACATGTGCTTCAGAAGCCTTTAATGGCCGATTAGAGAGGGTTTTAGTAGGGGTTGAGTGTGGTCACACCTGTGATTTAAAGAAGATGAACTACACGCGAGGATACGCTAATTGGCAGGCCGGGGCGGTCATCATCCACATCAAGCGTGGAAATGTGAGCGTAGAGATGATCCCATTCAATGTTGATGGGTCATTCACAGCCATGGGTAAGGCTTTTGGGTGATTTAAATCACAAAAATAATTGGAGAAAAGCCTTGTAGGTAATGGCATTTGTCAGCCCCTTAGTGTTTAATTGCATTTACAAACGCAATTGACCAGGAAGGGTTAATTATGAAATATACAATCAAGCACCATAAGTTAAATAATCAATGGTATGTAGTAACAAAAAATCCAGTATTAACTTATTCAACAGTAATTTGGTTTGATACAAAAGCAGATGCACAACAATACATAACAGATGAAATTGCATATAGCAAAGAACGCATGAAAGATGTTATGTCCATATCAGATTACTTTACGGTACAAAAATAATGAAACTTAGTAAAAACCAATTTGAAGGTTTGACCGAAGCCCAAATGGAATGGGCTGGCAATACAGAATGGTCATCTCAAAGAGATAGATTTGAAGATACGATCTGTTGGTCACATAAGTTTATTTATTGGGTAGAGAATTATGCATCAGTTATATTGGCTACCGAATTTCTAAAACAAAATAGATACGATTACAGCATTTCATACGACAATGCCATGGGTCAGTATTGCTTTACATCTAACTATGCCGGATCATGGGTGAACGCATGAACGCCGTTGCATACTTAGAAAAAGGTTGGTGGGTTCTACCTTTAAAGCCACAATCTAAAGAGCCATGTAAGTTTTTGCGACATGGTTATCTTGATGCCAGTAGCAATAAATTAGTAGTTAAAAACTGGTTTAAAGATGATCCTGAATTAAACATTGGCCTAGCCATTGTGCAATCAAATCTTGTGGTTTTAGATTTTGATATACGCAATATTGCATCCAGGGTTCTATGGGAATCTTATCGCCGGGTATGTGTAGCATCTAATACGCATACAGTTAAAACAAATAACGGCTATCACTTCTATTATCTTGCCGATAAAACAAAGCAATTTAAAGGCAAGGTAATACCAGGTATAGATATTAAACACAAAGGCTATGTTGTGTTGCCACCATCTATACATCCAAACGGCACTGTTTATCAAGTGATAAATGATGTTGATCCGGTTGAACTACCGGCTGAATTAGAGAAGGTAATGAGTTGGAATTAGTCAAATATGACAAACAATCAGGTGCTTATGTTGATGCAAAAGGTAAGCATTTTGTAAAGGCTTCTTTAATCCGCAAACACGCCAAAAAAGCAATAGGCGCTAAGCAGGTTAGAGGAAGGCTATCAGCCAAAATGGTTGAAGCCTATTGGTTAGACAAGTTCAAGGAAGCGGTGAAATATGAACTATGAAATATACGGTTGGTTGGTAACAATCACTTTATTTACGCTGGTAGCACTATTGATTGGTGTTACATGGATTATGGCCGTTGAGAATGGCTATGACAAAGGATTTAAATCCGGTTACAAGCGCGGTACTGCCGATACAAAACAAACAAATGTAAAAGTTGAGAAGTTTACAGTTAGAACACATCCATCAATGCGGCAGAAAATGCTTGAAGCCGACAATGAATACTTAATGGAAAAGGTTGTAAATCTTTGGGATAGGGAAAACAAATAATGAACATGAATGATTATGTTGATGTGGCTGAGCGCATTGCGCAACTAAAAGAAGCCTATCCCGAAGCATCATTGCAACCATATAACCCTAATAAACCTTATGACATTGTGCAGGTTGAAGGTAAAACTTATGTGGTTTATACCGCCGCTTGTTACCGTGATCCCCATGATGTTAGGCCAGGTGTTGCAGTTGCCTGGGAACAAATACCAGGTAAAGGCATGACCGCCGGATCAGAATTAATGATCTGTGAAACTTCTGCCTGGGGTAGAGCCATAGTTGCGGCCATGAAGTCTGCTACAAAGCGCGTCGCATCTAAACAAGAAGTGATGGCGGCTAAAGCCCGGCAATCCTGGGCTATAACACCAACACAATCTTTGGATGCAGAGTTATTGTCTAGGCCAGTTGAACCTGAGCCACAGGCCATGTATGGCAGACCTGGATCAAAGTCAGCGTTAATGGAAAGGGTTTTGCGCGAATCTTTTATTGAAGATAAACCGCAACAAGCCGAACCAGTACCAATGAGTTTGGATCAGGTAGTTGATGCAGTTGCAACTAGTACACCGGCTGTTCAATATTGCGAACACGGCGAAATGGTTTTAAAAACCGGGATAGCCAAAGGTCGCGGTACGCCTTACTACGGATACACCTGCCCGAAAGGTTGCGCCGCTAGATGGGCAATTATGTCTAAAGACGGCAAGTGGTATTACCCGGATTCCAACAATGGGTGATATGGAAATGATTGATGCTCACGGGGTCAAGGCTACTTTTACAGATAATGGCGTTGAATTAGACATTGTGCCATTAAGTGAATGTTGTGAAGTTTGCAATGATCCCAGGATGCTTAACATCAATGGTGTACGCAAATGCGCAGGTTGTGGATGTATCAATCACATAGATTACAAAAATGACCAAATTTGATTATCACAAAGCCATGCGTGAAGGTCATGGCTACAACCTTTATGTTGCCGATCTATTGCAACATTTTGGTGTGCCACAGGTAGATGTGCCTGACTTCTCTATTGCTACTACCCATGATGAAATTAGAGATAAAACTCTAAATGAGAAAGATGTAATAGTTGGTGATCTAGTTTTAGAGGTTAAAAGTAGTAGCCGATCATTTACCAATGCTGATGATTTCCCATTTAACCCGGTGATTATTGATACGGTAAGTGGCTTTGATAGCAAAATAATCAAGCCATTTGCCTATGTAATGATTAGCCAAATTACCCAGGGAATCTTTGTTATACCTACATCTACAAAGTATGATTGGACTATTGAGAAATACTATGATGGATATAGGAAAATTGAAGAACGCTTCTATTTAGTCAAGAAGCGACATTGCCGGCCATTTATAGAAATGGTTGATGTACTGTTAGAGAGAGCCAATGAGCGAACCAATCAGATGTAAATGTGGTAACTGGATCATGCCTGATCAATCTTGTTATGTGTGTTATTTAATTACAAGAACTCAGAAGAAACTTAATTAGTGTGGTGTAGATCACATCTCATATAGTGAGATTATGTTAGGAGTTACGCTAATATGATTTTTAACCGTGTGCTAGGCTCTAGCAAGTATTTGCCCCAAAGGCAAAAACGCGAACCCTGCAAGGGTGAGTTCGCGTGGTGCTGGCTTTTTGGGATCGCTCTATGTGTTCTTAACCCATTAGCCTTTGATAAAGCATTATCTGATTCAAATTACAAACCTACACACTATAAGCAATATATTTTAATGACATTAAATGATATTGATCAGACTTATTGCCTTATAGACCTATACTCAAAAGAAAATAGTACATGGAATCCAAAAGCGGTTAATGGTTCACATGTAGGTATTCCACAGGGTAGATCAACATACCTAAAGAAAGCATCCGGAATACAACAAATAAATTGGGGGGTGCGTTATATTGGCAACCGCTATGGATGGGTTGATGAAGTCAATAAAGTACCTAATGCATGTGCGGCTTGGGATCATTTTCTAAAGAAGGGTTGGCATTGAAGGATACAGAGAAAATTACAATAGGTGTTACATCACCTGGTTATGTAGTTACAGATTTTATGACAAGTATTTTAGATGTGGCAAGATCACAAAAACAATTGGGTCAGTTCATATCATTGCAAGGATCAGGTGTTATTAGTAGGTTGCGTAATCAAATAGTTGCAACCTTTTTAGAGAAAACTACAGATGATTGGCTATTGCAAATAGACACTGATCAAAGATTTACAGTAGATCATTTCAAGAAGTTAGTTAGTGCCGCAGACAAAGATGAACGCCCTATTGTGTCAGGTGTTGTGCATGGTGGTTGGGAAGTCGGTGAGTTATACCTTGAACCAGTACCTTGCATCTTTAAGATGGGTGAAGATAATGGCTTATACGCTATCCATGACTATAAAGAAGATTCAATCATTGAGATAGATGCATGTGGTACGGGTGCTATCTTGATTCATAGGTCAGTGTTTGAAAGATTTGTTAAAGAAGCAGACCAAGTACATCAAGGTGATAAGTGGGGCTTTTATCAGGATATGCCATTGCATAAAGAATGGGTTGGTGAGGATTTACTGTTTTGCATCAGGGCTAAGAGTTTTGGGTATAAACTATATGCTCATACAGGTGTACAGATGGAACACCAACGCAAGATGTGGATAGGTGCTAAACAGCACAAAGACTTTGACCGCTTCAGGCGCAAGAGATTACAGAGTGAGGAACAGATCAATGGCGATAGTGAC